ACGGCGAACCAGCTAGACGCTCCTACCATCTCAACGGACTCTATGCCCCTTGGGTTACATTCGGGAGCTTGGCGGTTAAGTTTCTGCAAGATAAGTATGCGGGAATCGTGGGCTTGCAAGATTTTATCAATCGAGTATTGGCCGAGCCCTGGCTTGAACACGAACAGGAACGAATCGAGATTAAGGCGGGAGGCTACAAGATGGGCGAAGTGAGGGAGGGCGAGAAGTGCGTGATGAGCGTGGACGTTCAAGAGTCCGGCGGCTTTCATACTTGGGTACTGGTTCGAGCCTATAATGATGAAGGCAAGTCTAGGATGGTGTGGGCTGGCCGTCTTGAAACTTGGGGCGATATAGAAGCAAAGGCAGAGGAGTTTAAGGTACTGCCCAAGATGGTCTTTATAGATTCGGGCGATCAGACGAGGGAGGTTTACTATCAATGTTGCTTACACGGCTGGATAGCCTTGGTTGGTTCAGATCGTTCCTCCTTCTCGGAGATTGTCGGAGAGCAAAAAGTGACTCGACCCTTTGCAAGAATATCCAATGGAGACCCCCTATCGGGCAAGGCGGGACAATCTAGGGCGGGATGGAAGTGGAGACTTTGCCCGGTGTGGCGTTGGTCTAACCCCAGCATAAAGGACATATTCTCGAATCTTCTCCACGCTGACGGATTCGTGGCCGATGACGCTCCCGAAGTCTGGCACACCCACATAAGGGCAGAGGTGAAGGTGGCGGTGAAGAATCCCCTCAACGGCAGAACAAGGATGGTGTGGAAGCAAATCGGGAAGCAAAACCACTTATTAGATTGCGAGTGCATGAACATTGTGGGTGCTGGATTGCACAAGCTATTAAGAATCTCACCCGCAAGTTTGACAGAGGAGGAAATCAATGGCGAGGGGTGATTTTATTGGGCTACCCTTAGCCACCCTAACTTCTCTGCGTGATAAATATGTCACTTGTTTAGAAGCAATAGCGGTGGCGGGTAGCTCGTATTCGATAGCTGGGCGTTCTTTTTCAAGGGCGAACCTCGGTGAAGTTTCGTCCACGATTGCCGAACTCACCCTAGCGATTCAATCCGCAACTGGCCAACGAGTCCGAACGACCTACGCAAAGTTTGGCCCGTCACGATCTTTGGGAATGGCCTAAGTGAAGAAAGTTGGGCTGAACATACTGGATAGGGCGATTGCTTTTGTTAGCCCACAAAAGGGAGTGGAGCGTCTTGCTTCTCGGGCAAAGCTCACAGCGTTCGATTACGATGCGACAAAATACAACAGACAACGGCGTGGCCCTTCGTCTTTAGCTGGTGCGGAAGGCTTTCGTTCTAACTATGATCGGGTTGAGCTTTTAAAGCGTTCCAGAGACTTAGCCGAAAATGTTGGCCTAGTGCGTGGCCTATTGATGAAGTTTGCAAGCCATTGTGCGGGTAATATTTCCTATCAATGCAGAACAGACAACCCTTCCGTGAACACGGATGTCGAAGCGTATTGGAACGAGTGGTGGGACAAGTGTGACCTATCGGGACGGCATACAGGCTCGTTCCTAATGCAAATTGCAATGATGAGTATGCTAAGAGATGGCGATTTTCTTTTTGCCTTGGTCAGATCGCAAGATGGCAACCTAAAACTACAAGGCATCGAAGCGGATAGGATAGGAGACCCGAACCGAACATATACAAGCCTTAACCTAATCGGGGGAATCCATATTGACCAAGAGACAGGCGCACCAACTGGTTATGATATTTATTTACGCACCTACGGGAACGCTTACATTTTCCAAACCACAATCCCAGCCACTCAAGCCTTTCATCTTTATGACCCCCTCCGCATCGACCAGTACAGGGGAATCTCAGCTTTCCACACGGCAATAAATGATTGCGTCGATCTATATGAAATCATCGCCTCTGAGAAGATGGCGGCGAAGCTAGCAAGCTCACAGGCTGGAATCGTTAAGCGAAACAACAACAACGCTTCCGACCTATCCACTCTTACCGATGATCTGAACGCCGATAACCAAGGAATCAAACTTGAAACTATCGAACCGGGGAAGATCAGCTACTTGGAAGTGAACGAAGATATTGTATTCCCAGACGGCCCAAGCCGACCCAGCGGGGCTTTTGCAGAGTTTCATAGAATCCTATTGAGGAATATCTGTATGGGGGTGGGCATCCCCTACAGCTTCGCCGTTGACCCTTCTTCGATGTCTGGCCCAACTGCTCGCCTAGAAATGCAACAAGCGGGACGGACTTTCCGAAGATACCAAAAGCTCTTAGAAGATAGGGTACTTCGTCCCCTCAAGAACATTGTAATTGCCGATGCGGTTTCTAGGGGATTGATTGAGAACAACCTTGGAGGCAAAAGCACAAAGGGAATCTTTAATTTTGGCGCAAATGTCTCAATAGATTTAGGCAGGGAGAGCCAAGCCAATATCTCAGAATTTCGATGCGGCCTAACCACAGCTAGTTCTATATATGCGGAGAAAGGCTTAGACTTTGAAAGCTCGATGAGGCAGAGGGCTTTAGAGGCTAAACTAATTAAAGACTTGGCCGAACAATACGGAGTAAGCCCAGACACAATTTCAGACATCAACAAACCAATTCAAGCCCCCGCCTTTGGCTCGCCAACCCCTGCGCCCGAACAGATGCAAGAAGAACCACAAGACGAAAACGCCGTGGCCATTGTTCCCTCAATCAAAGAGCAAGACACCATCAGCCGAACAACTGGAAGCGATGGCGATATTGATGTGGGCGAGGAGCGTGAGCCTACCGAAAAAAGTACAACCGAAGATACGCAAAAAAAAACTATAAGTAACAACCTAGAGGAACTGGGAAGCCTAGATAACGAAAGCCTCAAGATGCTTATTGAGGGAATGATAAACTCTTGCGAACTAGGCAAGTATTCAGACATTGATTTCACCCCACCCGAAGGAGCAAGGGAATCGGCAAAGAGAGCCTTGGCAGTTCGTGGGGAGAAACCACCTAGCCAGCGGGGAATGACCTCTGTGGGGATTGCTAGAGCAAGGGACTTGATTGCAGGGAAGAAATTATCACCAGACACAATTCGTAGGATGCACTCCTTTTTCAGCCGTCACGAAGTAGATAAGAAGGGTGAGGGCTGGGACGATCAAGGGAAGGGCTGGCAAGCGTGGAATGGTTGGGGCGGTGACGCTGGATTCTCTTGGGTCAAGAAACTCGTTAAGCAAATGGATAGCCGAGATGAGAAGCTAGAAGAACCAGCTACTTGCCCTATTGCAACGCAAGATGTAAAGACAAACCTAGCCAACAGGCAGAACGCCGTGGACGATGCGAACTATGGCCCAGCCAATCCGAATGAACCTAACGAGGACTATTGGAAGGCCAAGGCTGACGAATTTCAAGGCGATGTAGAGACAGCAAAGAAGATGAGATGCGGTAATTGTGCCGCCTTTAATCAGACCAACAAGCTCCTTGGATGCATCAAGAAGGGCATCGGTGCGGATGCAAATGAAGTTACCCTTGGTGGCGATCTGGGCTACTGCGAGATTTTTGATTTCAAGTGCGCTTCTAAAAGGACTTGTGACGCTTGGATTGTTGGCGGGCCACTAAAAGATAAAGCAAAATAATTGACAAGGTAAGGAAGATTATGGAAAACCCCAACGGCGAAACGATTCTCACAACCTTTCTGAGTTATCAGAACCAGTACAAGATTTTCCATTGGCAGACCAAAAGCTATAGCCAACACAAGAGCTTTGGGGAAATCTACGAATCTCTTACAGAGAACATTGATGAGTTTGTTGAGACATACATGGGCAAATATGGCCGAATCATCTCTGCTTCCACCTTTGATTTTAGCCTAGACAACTACTCCGAAACCTTTGGAGAGTATAACGATGAGTTTATTTCCTTCTTGTCCGATGAGCTACCGGGCTACTTGAACGAAGGGGACACAGACCTATTGAATATCCGAGATGAGATTCTAGGCAATGTGAACCAGTTAAAGTATCTCCTCACCCTAGTTTAATTATATGCCACTCCTTACACCCAAAAAAGGCGAGAAAACCAAGGACTTTGTGGGGCGGTTTATGGGACACGCAGAGGCGAACAAGACCTTTCCAGAAGCCAAGCAGAGGGCGGCGGTTGCCTATCAAACCTATCGAGACACCAAGAAGAAGCTACGCAAGGAAGCCAGACTAGAGGAAGATTCAACTATCATTCCTAATGTCTATATCTTGAGCCAAGGTGAAGCCCGAGGCCACGATCTGTTCATTGATAAGACCTCCATCCAAAAGGCATATGAGCTAATGGCCAAAGCTCCCAACGGCGTGAAAGTGAAGATGAATCACGGAAGCGGATTGGA